CACCCTCTACAACTACTTCACGGAATTTGGCCTCGCGCAGATCTCGGTGGATTTCCTGCTCGGCACCGCTGGCACCAATGTCCAAGGCAAGGTCCGCGAGGTCCTGCGCGCGGTCGAGGACAACCTGCTGGGCGAGGCGATGACCAGCGTGCATGCGCTGGTCAGCCGAGAATTCTTCGACAAGCTGATCGCCCACCCCAAAACCGAGGAAGCCTACAAGTTCTACGCCGCCACCGGAGCCCAGCCGCTACGCGAGGATGTGCGGCGCAACTTTCCCTTCGCCGGGATTCTCTTCGAGGAATATTCGGGCACGGTGACGCTTTCGACCAAAGCGTCCGAGCGGCTGGTGCCCGCCAGCGAGGGCATCGCCTTCCCGCTTGGCACGATGGACACCTTCACGACCTATGGCGGGCCTGCCAACTTGCTGGAGGCTGCCAATACCATCGGCCTGCCGCTCTATGCCCGCCAGCATCTCGATGAAAAGGGCCGCTGGATTGATCTCATGACGGAGGCCTCGATCCTGCCGGTCAACAAGCGGCCGCGCATCGCGATCCGTCTGCATACGTCCAACTGACCGGCGGCGGCACTCATCATGACCGTCTTTGCTGCTGCCATGGATCGCATCTACGCCAACCTGTCCATGGCGGTGGCAGCGCTCTGGATTTCCGCCACCACCTCGGAGGAACGACCGATCCGCGTCATCCGCCGCGCCCCGGATCGGATCACCGAGTTTGGCGCGGGCCGGTTTGTCAGCGACACCATGATGGTGGACGTCCGCGTGTCCGACCTTCCAGACCCCCGCCCCGGCGATCTGATCGTGATTGGCACCGACAGCTTCACCATTCAGGGCGAGCCAATCCGTGACCGCGAACGCCTGATCTGGACGTTGGACTTGCATCCGGCATAGAACCTGTCGGAGGCATGCGGCACAATCGTGTGCAGACAGGATATGGAATGCATCACGATTGGAGCCGTCTTAACCACCTGCAGTTGGGTCGATACGCCGAATATTTCACGAAGATGCAGTTCGTGCTGTTGGGGCTCGATGTCTACACTGCCGAGGTTGACGATCGGGGTATTGATTTCGTGGTTCGACAGGAACCGGACCGGTACTGGGATGTGCAGGTCAAGTCCGTACGGAAGCTGAACTACGTCTTCATGCGGAAGGACGTTTTTCCGCTTCGGTCGAACCTATTGCTTGCCCTTACCTTGTTTGAAGATGGTCGGGCGCCGGATCAGTATATCATACCTGCATCACGTTGGACGGCACCGGACGGCCTCTTCGTCGACCGGGAGTATGAGGGCGGGGTCAGCAAGCCAGAATACGGGCTGAACCTTTCGCGAAAGCGGCTTCCAGACCTGGACCCTTTCCGCCTCGCGAACGCCGCCGTCAACATCTTCGGCACGGGCACAGGACACGACTGATCACCCCCCAAAGGTCACGATGAAACTGAAACTCGACATCGATCCCGACATCGTCGCCCTGATGCAGGCCGAAATCGCTGCTGGCGAGAAGGCGGTGTCCGCCGCCATGCGCGAGGCAGGCACCGGCCTGAAATCCGCTTGGCGCACGCAGATCACCGGCGCGGGGTTGGGGACGCGCCTTGGCAACAGCATCCGCCTCGCCAGCTTCCCCAAATCCGGCGACAGTCTGAACGCAGCGGCGTTGGTCTGGTCGAACGCGCCGGTGATCATCGGCGCGCATGACACCGGGCCATTGATCCGGTCGAAAGACGGGTTCTGGTTGGCGATCCCAACACCGGCTGCAGGCAAGAGCAGCAAAGGCGGCCGTATTACGCCCGGTGAATGGGAGCGCCGCACAGGGTTGCGACTGCGGTTTGTTTTCCGTCGTCGCGGGCCGAGCTTGCTGGTTGCGGAAGGGCGGCTGAACACCAAGGGTCGCGCGGTGGCGTCGCGCTCGAAGACGGGGCGCGGGTTGACCACCGTGCCGATCTTCCTGCTGGTGCCGCAGGTCAAACTGCGAAAGCGGCTGGATTTGGCGCGGGATGCGGAACGGGCGGTGGATGGCGTGCCGGGAATGATCGTAGCGAAGTGGGTTGAGGGCAAGACCTAGCCTGAACAATGGACACCAGAGGGGCGAACTGTATCAGGTAAATATTCCAACACCTTAGGCTGCAACCCTAGGGGCGCTCGAAACAAACTGGACGACTTTGGCGACGGCCTGCCTTTCGTCACCTTCGTAAACGCCGACTGAGTCCAGCCTATTCATGGCTCGGGTCCGTGTATGCTTGGAAACAGCATTTTCACGCTCCAGCAGCGCCGCAACCAACGGCCGGGTTTCACCGGCGCCCTGAGTTTCGGACCGAAGAAGCATAGCCTCAACTAGCGATAGGTCATTCTGCGCAAGATACAGAGCCACCGGGGCGCGGCCAGCTTGCCGCAGGACCAGATCAGCGCGCAAATCTGCGCTTTGCTCATCTGCTGGAGCGTTCTCCAGTATTTCGACGCCTGAAGGCAATGACGATGAAAGCGCTGTCCGCACGTCTTCCTTGAACGTGCTGCGAACGCGATCTGCCGTCATCTGTACCAGATCAGAAACCCTCACGAGGGCCACAATGAGACGGATCGCGTGCGCAGGAATGTCGGATTTCGAGATTGGACCTGTCGAAATTTCCAGTCCATCTTCATCGAATGCAGCATCAGCAGTTTCGAGGATCGACGCGAGCGCCTTCTTCCTTTGATCTGACGCAAGATCGTAGCCGGATGCGATCAGTGACGGCAGCAACCGCCCGGCATCTTCCAGTTTCCAGTGGCCGGTGCTGTCGGGGCCGATCGCATACAAACCCGCTGGATCGCCTTCGATTTCAAACAGTGTCGTGCTGATGCCGAAGCCACAAGGAAGCTCCGTCACGCTGACACTGTCACAAAAGGCTTTGCAGAGTTCCTGCTTCACAGTAAGGGCTCGTCGCTATCGCCGCGTGCATGCGGCAGCTTGAAAAGGCTGTGAGCGACAGAAATCGCCCAGTCATCGAAGCCCGATATCACATCGGTGCCGAACCGGCTATCTCCTCCGCAAGGCCGCTTCCGGGCATCAGCACCGATGACGACGCCGCTTTGTTTCGTCTCATTCGGCTGGTAGTGAACATGCCAACCTGGATGCGATCCATGGTGCTCGATCCGACATAGTACGGTCATGTCACGGTCCACCAAGTGGCCAAGCATTGCCATGAACTCCTGCTTCTCCGCCTTGTGGGCAAGCAAAACGCGGTATTGCTCACCGCTCACCGCAAACGAAATCAGACGCCAAGTCCAAGTTCCCGCCAAACGATAGGAGTGGTTGCTGCGAAGGGGAAACGCGGTCTTTGGCATCTTCTTGCCAGTTGTCCAATTTCCGGTGCTAACCTGATCTTTACCTGCGGACCGAACCCACGCTGCGCCCTTTGCCATAAATGCTCCAAATCACCTTTTTGCCAAAAATAGCACAGACTTCGCAAAACGCGAACGAATCCCGAAGGAGACTTTGTGGGCATCGCTATTGAGGTTTTCCAGAGTTGCAAGCACAGGAACGAATAGGATGCCCTCCGCCCGCGAAACCGCCCTCGCCGCGCTGCATGCGCGGCTGCAGCCGCTTGCCGCCCTGACCTTGCGCGACGAGGTGCTGCCCGAGCGGATCCCGGCGGCGGGGCTGATCATCCTGCGCGACGGCGAGCCGGGCGAGCCCGAGGTGACCCTGTCGCCCCTGCGCTACCACTACCAGCACCGCGCCGAGATCGAGGCGGTCGTGCAGAGCGCCGACCGTGACGCTGCCTTCGACACGCTGATCACCACCATCGGCGCTGCGCTGGTGGCCGACCAGACACTGGGTGGCCTCTGCGACTGGGTTGAACCCGAGGCCCCGTCCTCGGTCGATCTGCCCATTGAAGGCGCAGCGGCGCTGAAGGCCGCAGTGATTACCGTCGTCCTGCACTACACCACAACCGGCCCTCTGGCCTGACACCCCGACATTTAGGAGAACAACATGGCACGTGCGCAAGGCGCGCGGGCGCAGATGGCGCTCGGCTTTGAGACGGTTTACGGCACCCCGCCGGTTGGCGGCTTCACCCGCATGCCCTTCGCCAGCACCTCGCTCGGGGCGGAGCAACCGCTGCTGAACTCCGAACTTCTGGGCTACGGCCGGGATCCTCTCGCCCCGGTCAAGGACGCGGTGACGGCGGATGGCGATGTGGTGGTGCCGATCGATGCCGCGGCCTTCGGCTTCTGGTTGAAGGCGGCGTTCGGAGCCCCT